GTGTTTTCTAAAGGCGTAGACAGCTTGGACCGCACGGAGGACAATCCGGTGCACTGCATGCCGGGATTGACCGCAGGTCTTTCAGGACGCCTGCTGCTGCTGACGGTCATTTTCGTGATGATCGCCGAGGTGCTGATCTTCGTGCCTTCGGTCGCCAACATGCGCCTTTCCTGGCTGCGGGACCGTCTGAACACGGCAGCCGCTGCCGGTGCGGTGATTGACGGGCTGCAGGCCGAATTGCCGCGAAGCGTGCAGAACGATACGCTGATGGCAACGGGGGCAAAGCTTATCGCGCTGCGCAAGGACGGCACGTCGCGTCTGCTCGCCGTGGCGGAAACGCCGCCAGGGGTCGACGAACAATATGATCTTTCCGATGTCTCGCAACTGGCGGCGGTGCGGGATGCCTTTTCCACATTGCTGTTCGGTGGCAACCGCGTCATTCGCGTTTTCGATGTCGTCGGCGACAGCGACACCATCATCGAACTCGTTCTCGGCGAAAACAAGCTGCGGGCGGCGATGCTGGCCTATGCCCGAAACGTTTTCCTGATTTCCATCGTCCTGTCGCTGATCACCGCCGGGCTCATTTTCATCTCCATCAACCGCATCATGATCCGGCCCATCCGTCGCCTGACGCTCGGTATGCAGCATTTCTCCGAAGACCCCGGCAATCCGGAGCGGATTTTCGTGGCCGAGGACGGAACCGATGAACTGGCGGTTGCGGGCCGGCACCTGGCCGACATGCAGACCGAATTGCAGAAAACGCTCAGGCAGCAGAAGAACCTAGTGGATCTCGGCCTTGCTGTCTCGAAGATCAACCATGACATGCGCAACATCCTGTCATCCGCGCAGCTGATGTCTGACCGCCTGGTGGACGCAAAGGACCCGATGGTCAGAAGTTTCGCGCCAAAACTGCTGCGCACCATCGACCGCGCGGTGGCCTATACGGGCGAAGTTCTGGCCTATGGGCAGGCGACGGAAGGCGCGCCGAAACGCAAGACGGTGCATTTAAGCCTTCTGGTCAGGGATGTGCGTGACATTCTGGCGCTCGAGCCGGAAAGCGGTATAGAGTTTCAGGACAGCGTGCCCACCGACCTAACGGTCGATGCGGATGCCGAGCAGCTGTTCCGGGTGATCCACAATCTCTGTCGCAATGCCGTTCAGGCTCTGCAATCGGATGTCGCCAACGCGGCACCCCGATATCTTTCGATCTCGGCCCAGAGGGCCGGCAGCGTTGTCAGCATCGTCATAGATGACAATGGACCGGGAATGCCGCGCAAGGCAAAAGAGAACCTGTTCTCCGCTTTCAGGGGCTCGGCCCGTTCCGGCGGCACCGGCCTCGGCCTCGTCATTGCGCGGGAACTGGTGCTTGCCCATGGCGGCACGATCGCGCTTGTTGAAAAGCCCGGTCCGGGGACGCAGTTCCGCATAGAGATCGCCGACCGTGCAGCCTCCGTACACGCGGCAAGAACCGCCTGAACATCGCACTCCGGGGCAGGCTGATGCGATCGCCGCATCAGCGTGAATATGGACGAGCAGGAGCGCCTTTAAAACAGGCTCCATGGAATTTCTTTTATAATCAATATGATGCGTGAATTGCTGCGGAAAAATGACAATTTCGAAACGAAATCGCTTGCAATCGGAATGAGGACGTTTTAGAGGATCGCCACGCCACCGGAAACGACCGGAACGGCACGCACCCGTAGCTCAGCTGGATAGAGCACCAGACTACGAATCTGGGGGTCAGGAGTTCGAATCTCTTCGGGTGCGCCATCACTTACCTTCATTTGCTACCTCCTGTTTTGCAGTCCGTTTTGCAAAATCTGTTTCCAAGACGTTCTCAAACTTCGCGATTGCGTTGTCGGCCATCGTGCTTGTGCGGGCCAAATACTTATCCAGAATGTCTTGCGCCCGGCGCAGCGAATGCCCCGTGACCGAGACGATTTCACCGAGATTGCATCCCGCCTGAAAAAGCATCGTCACCGTGGTTCCGCGCAAATCATGGAAGTGCAGGCCGACATTCTCACCGCCATCCAGTGTGACATTGTTAAGCCCGGCCTCTTTCGTCGTGGCTTCCCACTGTTCGGCGAGGTAGCGCTTCTGGAAGGCGCGCCCGGTCTTCGTGGTCAGGATGAGCGGAGAACGCTTCTGTAAGCCGTCCAGCGTCGATTTAAGCGCCTTCGTGCACTTGATCTTGATAAGACGGCCTTCCCGCTGTCCACGGCGCGCCTTGCCCTGCCGCAGCGAAATATGGGTGCCATCGTAGGCGCTCCACGGCAGGGAGCGAATATCGCCCTGCCGCTGGCCGGTATGCAGCGCCAGAACCATCGCAAGCTGCATTTCGGGCGAGGCGACCGCCATGAACGCTTCCACATGTTCCGGCAACCAGATGATTTCGGAACGGTCGCCCTGATAGGCGCGCTCGAAGCTGTCAAGAACGTTGACCTTCGTGGGGCCGTCCTTTGCGGCCCAAGACAGAACGCGAGCGAGAACCGTAACGCGGTTGTCGGCTTCGCGTGGCTTGTCGGCGGAAAACTGGTCGTGCCACTTCAAGACATCGCGGCGAAATTCCTTGTCTTCCAGCGCGACAAACGGGCAGGTGCCGTAGTCCTGTTCCCAAAACTTGAAGATACGGCGGTATTCGGATTGCGTGGATGCAGCCAGCTTGCGCCACTGCTTCGTTTCTTCGAACTCACGAAACAAACCAGCGAGCGTGCCGCTATCGCGCTTGCGGTACTTTTCGACCGCCTTTGCGATGGATGCGAGAAATTCGGGCGAGCCGGGTTCACCAGTGAGGCGCTCGCCGGTATCGCGATGATAATAGTACATCCTGATTTCGCCGTTCGCCAACTTGCGACGGACCGGATTGATACCTTTAAGATTTGCGCGCATTGGACGCTTTCCATGCCTTGTATGCGGAGATCGATTCACCAGCGGCCATGTCGGCCACCACGGCGGCAGACGGTCCGGCGGGAACAATAGTGATTTTCAGACCTTCGATTTCGATACGGCCAACCGACATGCCGCCAGCTTTCGCCGCTTCGATAGCGCGGGTGATTTGTGCTTTTGTCGGGACTTTAGCCATCTCTAAAAACCTCATGACGGTGGACGGCCCCCAAGAGACAGGGGGCCGTTTGTTTGTTGCGGGGCTTACTGGCCGGGGTTGAAGTAGGCGGAGCGCCAGTCGAGGACGCCGCAGCCGAAATCGAGAATGCAGCGGAAGGACGTGCCGAGGATGTCCCACCCTTCCTTGCTTTCCACCTGCGGGCCGGACGCGCCGTCCAAGTAACCGTGCATGAGTGCCGGGCGCTGCCCCGGATCGGCGAAGAGATACCAACCGTTACCATCAAGGCGGTTCTCCACCGCTACGCGCAGTTTGCCCGCAAAAGGATTGGTGTCGCTGATGGTCGCGGCGTTGATCGAGGCGACAAGCTTTTCAGCTTCGGTTTCCTGTGCGGGTCCAACGAGGAGGACAGCCGGAACAACACCAGCTGTGCCAGTACCGTTTACGTTTTTATGGGTACGCATGTGCATGCGGGCCGCACCCACGCTATCAACAGTGATCGCACTACCAGACGGCTTTTTAGTTCCGCCTTCGGTGATCCACGAGACATTGTTACGGTCAGGATGGAAGAGAGGAAGGCCGTCACCAAGCACAAGTCCGGCCTTATTGTTTGCAAGGAGGAGGCTCGCGAAAAGGTTGCCTTCCGTTTCCGCCGCAGCCTGTGCAAAGACACCAAGGAAATCGGAGAAGGCGCCGAGATCGTCATTCACCAGTGCGTTGCGGCTGATGTTGAACATACGGGCGTAAGTCTCGAGCTTGAGACCCCGACTATCCTCTTCCATCGTACCGTGCTTGATGGCACCGCTTTCGAGAACCTTTTCCAGCAAGGGGGCTTCGCCAGGGCGAATAAAGGTCTGCTGGCGGAAGTCGCGAACGTGGCGCATGGAGGACAGTGATTTCAGCGGGGAAACGAGCGGTTCGTAGCGCTGCAACAGTGCACGATTGCCGGCTGTCTGCAAAAGCAACGGGAAGTCGGAGGTCGTGTGCTGTCCGCGGGAGGAAACCCCTTCGATCTGGCGTCCGGCAATCAGCACATCCGCAATGCGGTGATCGTCCATATTGCGCGTCGAGACGCCATTTTCTTCGAGATAACGGCGACCGATTTCAACGCTGGAACTGCCCGCAAGCGGGTTGTTCTGGATCACAGCTGCCGCACCAAGGCGGACCGCCAGCGCGTCCACAACCATATTGCGGATGTCGCCGTTTTCGCGGCTAAGTCCAGTCTGGGGGCTGAGACCGACACGGCTATCGATCGGAATGGCGTCGGAGCGATCAGCCAGCATCTTCATGTAGCTCCGGCGGAACCGATCCATCGAACCGTTGCTGCGGGTAACCATATCCGTGAAGTCCTGATCCGAAATGCCCTCGCGGGCTGCAAGGCTGCGGAAGCTCATAAGCGCGTTGACATCAGCCACCGAGAAAGAGCGCTGGCCAACAGGTGCAGGGCGCTCATCGCCGTCTTCGTCGTGGCCGATGTCGATATCTTCATCCAGAATGTCTTCCACCGGGGCGCGGCGGGTCGTGGTGGGCTTCTTAGCCATTTTCACATTTCCTCGAATTGTTGCGTTGGGATCGGCGGGAACGGACACAAGAGAAATCTCGGTCGGCTCCCAGCGAGTTACGGTGATGACCGGAACGCCATCGCGCCCGGTAGATTCTTCGGCTTCCAAGATGCGGTATCCGGCGCTGACCTTGTGGAGCATGCCGTCACGGACCAATCCGAGAGCGGCATTGCCGTTATCGTTGTCGGCAAAGCGCACCTTCATGTGAAGCTGGCGACCTTCGAAGCGGGTTTCGATAACCTGCCCCAAGATATCCTTGACGCTGGTGCTGCGGTGGCTGTCCAGCACGGGCATATTTTTCAGGCGGGTTGCGACAACCGCCTTGCGTGTGCAGAGCAAGATTTCGTCGCCATAATACCGGCGGACTGGCGTTTCCGTCGCCGCCACAACCCAAATCGTGCGCTCTTCCTCATTGAGCGTTTCCGGCTGGAAACCCCAAGTACGGCGAAGGCCGCTGTCATCTTTGGCTTTGCGAAGGGCGGTTGCCATCCTTAGCCCTCATCGCTACCGCACAGCGCCTTGATGACGCGGCGGGCGATGGCGCTGACGTTGACGGAAAGCAGGACTTCCGCCGGATCACCGCCCGGAAATGCGTCGGTGGCCTCGAAAGCCGTGGCCGCATTTGCCTTCCAGTCGGGAAGGGGCAGAACGACAAAGTTACCCCAAGCGGAATCGTCTTCGGCGAAGTTATTCGCGCCGACATAGCACAAGATACAATCTGGCTTGTCCGCGTCTTTCAACGCACCTTCGATTGCATACTCGATACTCTGCGATTTGCTGGCGATGCTGAACGCCTGTTCCAGATCAACACCGAAGCGGGAGAGCGACACCGCAATGCCAATCATGCAGGCTTCACGCACGTCATAGCGACGGCGCGAGCGGGGGTTATCTTCGCCACCTTCGATAACATGGCCGAAGTCGCAGAAACCACGGTCGCGATAGTGGCGGAGCGTGATCGGGCTAACGCCGGTTGCCTGCGCGACAGCGCCAGCGAAAAAGATAGGATTGAGCTTGTTCATGGAATGATCCTTGTTTGGTTGCATCATCAACCAGAAATCACGCATCGGCGATTCTGTCAATTTAGTTGCAACTAGGACTCAATTATATTTTTCGCCAGAAAACGAGCGCAGCAGGTCGAGCGCGCAATCCGCCGCCATTCCGCTCAAATACGAGCGATTTTGAAAGAGGTTGGCCTTACGCCGCACATCTTCAAGCGAGATACACGGGAACCCCGCCAGTTCAAGAAGCGCCTGCCGCTCCGCCAGTTCTTCCGGCGTGCCATCGGGGATTGCTCCGTCCTTTTCTGTGGCAACCCATGCGGCGTGCGCGGCAATCCAATTCTGAATTACCGTTTCGAGGCCAGATGATGATGTGGAGGCTGGAGCGGGAACGTCTTCGCGCATTTCACGAACCACATCCATTAACCGGTCGGAAAGCTCGGTTGCGCGTTCGTCCGCCTCGCGGGCGCGCCTGACCGCATCAACAACTTTATAGTCAATGTGTCGGCGCTCAGTGTCCCCGATGTAGTAGAAAAGCTCTGCCCATTCCGCTTTGACGACTTCGGTTGCTTTCGTCCCGCTCAGCACACCCTGAAAGGCATCACAGGCGATCTCGGCGGCAGTATGTGCGTCATGGGTGTCGCCGGTCAGCATATCGAATTCGCTGGCGAGACGGAAAAGGCGTTCGATAACGCTTGCGCTATCGGCGGTTTTAAGGTTATGTTTCATTTGCTTAATGCACCTTTCCTAAAAGGTTGGAAAAGCCGACGCTGGTTTACTAGGCCGTAGCGTCGGCTTTTTTCGTTTCAGTTTTTTCCATTCCCTTGACGATCAACTCCCGAATTGCGGCGGCACGTGTGCCAATGCGGTTGCTGAAACGATATTCATCCACCCTGTCGAGCAGCGGAGGATCAAACATGATTGGTATGCGCTCAGTCTTTTTCGGTTTCATCACCCGAATCCTGTATGGCATGTTGCACAAGTTATGCACGTTAATATGACTGGAAAAATTCTTGCGTCAACTGGAAAGTTGTGCAACTTGTCCAATAAAGAAGGATGGAAAAATGAGCACCGAAAAAGAGCTTAAAGACCAGCGGATTCCCATCATGATGTCCGGCTCCGAACTCGCTGCCCTTGATGACTGGTCGTTCAATAATCGGATACGTTCTCGTGGGGAGGCCATTAGAAGACTGATTCAGATTGGTCTTGTTCTGGACGGCAACAAAAAAGAGCTAAACGCTCGTTTCAAAGACATCCATTCGAAGCTGGAACCGATTGCTGCGAAAGCAGACAGCGTTGCGGAAAGTGATAAACTGACGAAACAGGATGGCGAGCTAATCACTTCGGTGATGGAATTGACTATGGCGATCGTTGGAATAGCGCCCATCATCCGAAAGGTGACAGGTCTGGCTAACAACTTCACTGCCGAGGGCGAGTTGTCGACCATAATAGAGACTTCAAAAGAGATTGAAGAAGCTTGGGCTAAATCCTATCCCAAGCTTCTCGCGGTTACTCAAAAACCTTTCGATACTAGTGAGTAAGTGCTTTATGGGAGGGCTTCCAGCCCCCATGCATCCCAACCCGGTCGCGCTTCGCCGCGCCGGTTAAGCTCGATTTTCGGGATGTTCGGAAAATAGCTTTCGATCATTTCAAGGCTCAATTCCGGTTTCTCGGAATGGCTTCCGACCGGTGCAGATATCACGGAGCGCCACTGCGTTCCCATGGCTGGCGCTGGCACATCCCCTTTCGATCCAACAAGGATCAATTCATGCTCGCCAAGAAACCAATATCCAGTCCCCCGCCCGTCGCCGGGGCGCTGCTTGGCCCAAACCGCATGTGATTTGTACTTGAAGCCCCAAGCCTCCATGACGCGCAGCGCGTCGGGCAACATGGGCGCGGTGGCCCACAAGAAGAGAACGCAATCCTTGGCGGCTATGGAGCCAACCTCGCGAGCGCAAATGTCGTCGGTCGTGGTCGTGGGATAGTGATTGTCGGGAGAACGATCCATACCGCTTTCGCGGCTGTATGGCTCAAACCGCCATTCGGGATCGGCAAGGATAACGCCATAGCGCTTCTGCGGAAGCGCCATGATGTTGCTCGCCAAGGTGATTTCGCGCTGTTCCCGACGCTGTTTCTTATCGGCCTGCGCGGCTTGGCGAACTTTCGAGATCGGGCCGGACAGTTCCTTGCGCAGACGGGCTTTCGTCGGCTCGTCACCACCGTCCAGCAGGTCATCCAGCACGCGGCGAACAACGCCGGGATCGTTTTCAATCGCATCGCGGATTTGCCGCGCATCGAAAATTTCCTTGGCGCTGATACCGAGATCGACCACGCGAGGGATATTCCTGTTGGAAATATCCCTTTTGCCTTGTCCGCCATGTTTCTGAACTTCGCCGCGTTCCTGCGCTGCATCGTATTCGTCAGCCAGACGGCGTTTCGCGAGGCTTTCAATTTCCAGCGCATCGGCCTGCACCCGATAGGCGCGGGAAACAACTTCGTCGTGGGCGTTCTTTACCTTGGCGAAGCGTGCGGCATGTTTTGCGGCGCTGTAGGCGAGGCCCGCTTTGTCGCGAGCCTCAAGGATTTCTGCGGCGGAAACCGCGCTGGCGAGTGCATTTGCAGCTTGAGAAACAAGCGCCGAAAGCTTCGCGGGTTCGGATGTATTGGATACGACCAGCATCAGAGACCGTCCGAATAAAGGCTCTCAACGGCGTTTTGCGTCGCCTGCCCGATCCGCTCCAAAACGTAATCCGCGACGGCCTGCGGGCTGGATGTCCCGTTGATGTGGATGACCGGGCTAACGCTGACTTCGAAGGTGTTGCCGCCGCGTGACGCCGTAGAAGACTGCGAACCACGCGCTGCCGCCTGATATGCCGCGTTCGGGGAGATCATACCAGATCGTCCAGGCGAAAACAGTTCCGGTCCTTTCTCGCCTACAAGATAGGTTCCACCAGCGCGGACAGGTCCGCCGCTGGCGCGAGCGCCGTCAACAGCCGGTTCATCGCCACCGCCGCCAAGAAACTTCGGCCAGCGGATGGAGCCGGTAAGATCGATATTGCCCACGGCGGCAACAATCCGGCTTGGGATCGTCTTCACCCATTCGATGAAGGCATCGAACTGCGAAACCATGCCGTCCCAAAGCTTCTGGATCATCGCCACACCGGCATTGTAGAGCGCGACGTGACCGGCCACGAATTGCTCGATAATCCGGTTCGTCATGTTACGGGCGTTGTTGCTGATCGATTCCACCTGATCGGCCCCGAGAATTTCGCGGTCGAACAAGCCGGAAAACATCTGCCCAAGCTGCGAGAACTTCTCGCCCACCCATCCGGCGGCACTGCTGATGGCTTCCAGCGCCGGGGCCATTTGGTCAAGATAGGGCTGCAAGCGCTGGATGACGGGCGCAAGCTGGTCGCCAATTGCTGCCGCTACACCCGACAGGGTGGCCGTGATGCGGTCCCAATACTTGTAGATCATTGCGCCAGCCGCACCGACTGCCGCCGCGCCGAGCGCGATACCGAGCCAGATCGGCGCGGAGATCGCCGCCAATGCCGCGCCCACGCCCGTCAGCGCGCCAGTGATGGCGGTGAAGACGCCCGCCGCACTGCCGAGACCGATAAGCGCGTTGATCACGCCACCCATCATGAAGAGGCCCGCGAACCGCGCCGCCGTGGCTGCGATCCGGAAGGCGACGATTGCCGCCGTGGTAGCGGTGATGGCGGAGGTCAGGCCCGGATATTCGCGGGCAAGCTCGCTGATGCTCGTCACCATTGGCCCGAGACGGCCAAGGATGCGGTTCACGGCGGGCAAGAGCGCATCGCCGACGCTGATAGCCAGATCGGTCACGCGGTTTTTGAAGATTTGCAGGCCGAAGGCCGTCCGCTGCGAGGCCGTTTCGAACTCCTTTGAAGCCGATCCGGCGTATTTGCTCTTGTCGGCAATCAGGCCCAACACCTGCGCCAGCAAATCGCCGTTCGAAATCAGCGGCCCGAGCGCGCGCGCCTCGTCGCCGAAAAGATCGGAGATAGCCGCCGCACGGACGGAAGCGGGCAACTTGTTGATGCGCGACAGCACGTCTTGAAGCGTCCCGACAGCATCTTTCTGCATCGACTGCGCCACGCCCTTCGCGGACAGCTTGAGCTTTTTGAAGACGGCCACTTGCCGCGCCGTAGCGCTTTCACCCTTCGTCAGCGCCCGCCCGACATTCAGGAGGCTGGTGCTTGCCACTTCCGCCTCGAAGCCCGCGCCGGTCATCGCAGCGCCGATTGCGGCCACCTGTTCCGCCGTCATGCCGAACTGGCTTGCCATCGGTGCCACGCGGCGCACCACATCAAGGATTTGCGGGGCGCTGGCCGCGCTGTTGTTGCCGAGATGGTTGATTGCGTCAGCAAGTGAGGCGGTGTCATCCAGCGACAGGCCCAAAGCCGTTTTGAGCTTCGCGAGCGCTTCGCCGGTTTGTCCGGCCCCGATGTCCCATGCCACGCCGACTTTAGCGGCGATTTCCGCAAACTTCGCCAACTCGTTTTGAGCGATGCCAGATTGACCGGCCGCAGCGACGATTTCAGCAATGCCGGTCGCGGCCATCGGGATATTCAGCGACATTTTGCGGATTTCATCGCCCATCTGCCGGAACGATGCTGCGGTGTCGAAATCCACCACCTTGCGGATATCCGACATGGCGCTTTCGAATTCCACCGCCGCAGAGACGGGCGCGGACAGCCCTTTCCAGAGCGCGTAACCCGCGCCCACCGCATCCAGCATTTCCCCGCGCATGGAGGAAAGCTGTCTGACGTTCCGTTCCGATTGCGCCGTAAGCCGCTCCATGGCCCCCGCGATTCCACGCGAAGGCCCGGTGAAGCGATCAATCAGGGCAAGGACCAGTTTTGATTCCAAAACACTCATTCGGTGATTCCATTTTTCCGCTTCACGTGCCGGATTGCGGCTTCGTAATAGGCGAGGGTTTTAGCTGGCGGGAACGCCTCCACCATTGGCAGAGGCGTTGCCGTTTCAGCCGCGACGACTGTTACAATGTCGATCCAGTCGCCGCAGTCGGGGAGTTTCCCAGGAGCGGAGCCACAACCTTTTCGATTTCGTGGAAGTCATCCAGTTCGATCTGCTTAAAGGCGGGCAGCGGGATTTCCGCGATGGAGGAAAGCAGGGCGAGGCTTTTAGCGATGCTGCCCTTAAATTCGTCCGTCACGATGAGATCACCCGTGCGGGGCTTTCGAAAGGTCAATTCCTCGTACTTCTCGCCGTTGTGGCTGACAGGGGTTTTGAGGGTGTACTTGACGGTCATGTTCATTCGCCTTTCATTATGGCTTTGAGGGTTTCGGCGGTAATGCCGCGCTTGGTTTTGGGAGCCGGGCGTGGGCGAAATTCCGCCAGCACGGCTTCCATCTGGAGCAAATCGCCCACCGCCAGATCGTCCAGATCGATCAAGCGGGGTTTCGGTTCAGTCATGTTTTCTTGCCTTTCAGAGCCATTCTTTTCTTGGATTTGTAAGAGCCGGACGCCCGGCCCCGATTGCCCTCCTTTTCCCCGGTGGGTCGGTGATTCCGATTCCACGCATTTGGCGGTGGAACCCCCCTGTAAACATTTGCACAGAGGGAAAGCCCGCACTGCCGCACACCCGCTCCTTGGCCTCTTTTGGAAAAGGACCCATTGAGGGGGGAGGCTGGATGCTGGTCACGCATGCGCCGCCTCCATCTCGCGATGACGGGCTTCCAACTCGCGAAACCAGATGAGTTGCTTGACGGTCATGGTGAAATGATCGCCGTGCAGTTCGGCGCGGCCCACCATGTTCCCCACAAAGGTGCGTTCACGGTCGTGAAGGAACGCAGCGTCGAGCAGCTTGCGCCCGGCCTCAATGATGTAGGCGGCAGAGACTGGCGAACGGGCCGGTTCCGCCTTCGGCTCTGGTTCCCGGTCCCGATACACAACCTTCTCGACAACACGCGGCGGCTTGTCGATCAGCGCCACCAGATCGTGCAGGCAAGCGCCAGCGCTTTCCAGCGTCCGCATGATTGCGGCCACCGTCGCGGCAACCTCGCCAGCATGGTCACTCGCCAGCATGGGCAAGAGCTTCCGCAGTTTCGTGATTGTGTTCCTATCGAGATCGGCCATCGGTCCAGCCTCTAGCCATGCGCTGCGGTGGAAGCTCGCCACCAGCCCGTGCGGTTCATGCCCGGCTGCGCTTGCCGCTGGTCAGGCCGATTTGAAGGGGTTCGGGCGGAAGCCGCATACACCCTCTCAAAAGCCGTTTTTTCCTTTTCGGCAGTCTCGAAGAGAGAGGTTTTTACCTTACTCACTGAAGTGTTCAAACCTTTGAACCCTATCGCCCGGATGATCCAGCTACTCCACGACTTCGAAATGATCTTGATGATGTTCGTCAGGTTCTTGCCGAAGGTCTGCGGACGCTCGCGAACCGAGATATGCTCGAAGCCCTTGGAGCGCGCCTTGCGGATGGCGTTCTGCACCGAAGTCCGACCGACGCCAGCCACGCGGGCGATCTCGTCAAGGCACAGGTCGCAGAAGCCCTTCTTGCGGCAACGATCCGCAATGACAGCGAGCGCGGCGCGTTCGGCCTCAGAATAGCAGGCGCGGATTTCAGGAGGCATATTGCCCCCACTCGCCCATTTCCGGCGGCGCTGGATTTCCTTGGAGCGCTCTTCGCTGGTCACGCGCTTGCGGCGCGCCTGCTGCACCACGCGGTCAGCGGCACGGGCGGACGCCTGTTTCTCGTAGACCTTGGATGCGGGCTTCGTGCCTGCGCCAGTTTCGAAATAATCATCGTGCGCGCGTGCGGAGCGGGCAACGATGCGAGTACGAAGGAGCGCCGCAGACGGTTGATAGTTCGTCAT